ATGTGATTTTTATCTCCCCGCTCACGGTCTGGTTGACATCAGCCGTTTCCTTTGGTTTGCCGTACACACGGGATAAAAGCGTTTCAATAGAATACAAGCTGCCTTTCTCCAATGACTTCCGCATAGCATTGGCGATTGTCTTTTCCAATATGGTGGCCTTTGGGTTCTGCCATACTTCTTTCAGCTCGTCTAAATCCATTGACAGCATGGCTTGGATAGTGTCTTCAACCTCCACGCGCTTATATCCGTGTTCTTTCAAAAGGGTGACATACTTCTTTGGTCTACCCTCTAAATTTCTTCTTTCGTCTTCGCCTTTCTTAAAAGGCTTCAAGTTTTGTTCATTTGCCATATTTCACAGATTATTCACAGATTAGACACTTTTGCCACAAGTCGGGCAACTTTCCTTTTCTTCCTTTTCTTCGGGTGCTTCGGGTAGATGCAATCCCCACTCCGCTAACTCTTCCGCATCCCATTCATTGGCGAGTGCATCCATATCCCATTTGCCATAATGGGTGTTATCTTTAATCAGGAACTCATCACGCTGCTGTGCTGTCCAATCATCAGCCAATACAATGGGAACTTCCACCGCCCCGATGTCGCACAATGCACGATAACGCTGATTGCCACCGAGAATAACATAGCCACCCATGTCGGATGTATAGCAAACTAATGGCCGGGCAGTTAGCATTTCAGGGAATTGCATCAGCGACCTTTTAAGCAATGCAAAATCATCAGCCGATATTTGGCGTGGGTTGTTTGCGTTTGGTCTTATTTCGGTTAGTTTTACCCACTGCATATTTTTTTATGATTACTTCGATGCTAAATTCTCCGTTGTTGTGTTCCTCTGGTTTGTCTGCGTTGGTTGCTGTGTCTATGACCTCTATATCCCAATACTCCTTTATGCCTGTTTGTAATAGGATGCCCTCAACACTAAAAGTATGTGGTGGCTCACATGAATAAGGCAGATAGAAATATCGGTGGTCTAAATTCCAACGGCTCGGCAATGTTTTTTTACGCTCATACAAATCTCGGTGCGGTATGCTCATGATGATATGCCCATCGGGTTTGCATATGCGATACCAATTTTGAATGGCGGTAACTGGGTCGTCAAGGTGTTCCAGCACGTGCGAAGCGTAAACGTAGTCAAAGGTGTTGTCCGGGTATTTGTCCATTGTGGTTGCATCGCAATCGTCTTTGTCGTGATGCACACAATCGGTCATGCTGATAGTGTCGATGCCGTCAAATGTATCAATTCTGCCGCATCCAATGTCTATTCCCTGACCTTTGATGTATTTTTCATAAAATCCTGACGCTTTGCGCCTTTCGTGTGCTTTAAAAGTTTCAGCCATGTATTTTTAAAATTTGTAATAGATTAACGATTGTCCACGCACCAAATCCGTTCTGCCCTGTCGGGATGACGTTGTGCGCAGTTGGGCATATTTCCACAACTCTTGGGTGTTTCATCTGCTCGGCTATTGCAAAGGCCATTGACTGGTTGCCGATAAATAGGTTGCATCCCGATATTACCTGTGCGAGTTCGTAAAAATCTTTTACCGGGTAGTGTTTTATGTTTGGCAACTTGGCGGAAATCACCCGAAATTCATCAGGCAGGCCGACAAAAGTTATTCTGTCCTGATATTGACGGAGTGCAGTGTAATCAAATGTGGGGTTGTGGTAACGGCTTGTCCGATTTAAAACAATATCAAATGCTTCGGGGCTGGGTGCTAAATCAAAGTTAATCGGCACGGATAAATCGCAGGTCAGTTCCGGGTAGATATGAAAATACCACTGTGAGATATGCCCTGTGTAATTGTGGAATTTACGGAATAGGTCAAAGTTATAATCTACCTTTTCATCGTTTTCAGTTATGTGGATGTCGTTGATAAAATCCAAACCCCACAACAAAGGTTCCAGCATTTCAGCCATCTTGCGGTTCATCTGCACGTTGCCCATCGGGTGCGACATATTGCCGTATTTGCCCGGTACGTTTATATGCAGGTACAAATCAACGGTTTCGCCTTTCAGCTCGGCAGCTTTCCGCATGGCAGGTAAGGAGTAAATCAAATCACCTGCGTTTCCGCTATGTATAATTTTAGGCATTGGCTTCTCTGTATAGTGTTTTTATGGCAGTAATCATACAATCACGGCAACTATCAATGTGATGCCCCTTTAATTGTAAATGAACCTCTTGGACTTTTGCCCAATAATCAAGTGGTATATTTAACGTGCCTGTCCTGTTTACACGGTCAACGTGTTCTTTCAGTTGTAGGCAAATTTCTTTTTGTTCGGGTGTCATCACTTTGTATGTCTTACGTATGCAATTAAATAACCAAAGCCAAACGAAATAAATGAAAATATTAAAATTTCAATCATAGGTAACGGTCAATTAAACTGCCACACACAGCAGACAAGGCAGCAAAGGGCAATCCCCACCACCCGGCAAGTGGAATGAATACGGCAAGGCCGAGCCACCACGATAAACAGAAGCCACATTCCCAGGGTTTGTAAATCGGTCTGTGCGGTGTGCTGACTTTCAACACAAAGCTAATCACCGGGGGGAATAAGTACCGGGATAGCAGTACCGCTAATGCGGCAACGGATATTATATTAACCAAGTTCATTGTAGCGTTCTTTTATTTGGGTTTTCAGGGCATTAATGATTTGACTGATTTCTCTGTAATTTATTTTGGTGGCTTTGGCTATGCTGGCCATGCTGCGATTTTCATTGTATAGCATCCAAAGTTTCTCCACGTACCATTCGGAGCGGTTAAAGTGTAACGACACCTCTTTGTAATTGATTGCCTCACGTGCTTCCTGCATCCGCCTAAAATTGCTTTCATCGTAATCCTCAGCGGTGTCATCGTAGTCATCGGGTAGCGTTTCATTGGTGCGTAGGTGGTCACGATAAAACTTTGTGTATCGGTTGCCGTTTACTGCATTTACACCCACCCGGACAAGGTAAAATATCAGTGTTCCGTTCTGGTGCAAGTTGGTGATCTTGTCCTCGCTCATTTCGCAGAGCAATAACAAAAGATGCTGCTGTAAATCGCTTGCGACGTGCTTTCCTACTTTTTGGCAGAAGTCCGGCAGCCATTTGCTCGTTGCTATCTCTGTTATGATTTGGCTTTTCGTCACTCACGTTTGATTTTCAAATCATGCACCTTTTGCAGCCAATCTTTCCATTGCTTCCTATCCCCATACATTTCATGGTGTTTTCTGCACAGAGCCATCAGGTTTTCAATGCGGTCAGCGTGTTTGCTGCCACCCATGCCCCGTGCTTCGATGTGGTGAATGTCCACAGCTTGTGCCCCACACACCTCGCAAGGGATAAAATCGGTCTTGTCATATCCGAAATGGTCAAGATATACTTTGGTGTGTTTTTTCACAGCAGGTCAAACTCTTTCACATAGCATACATCAACCCATTCATCACCGACTGTGTGTGGAAAGTTATCTGAATACAAACGGTGTCTTTTATAAAAATCCTCATTACTTTCATTTGGTTGTTTAGGAATGTAGGTTTTTGAATATGCTTCTATGTCCTGCATAATATCTGCAAGTTTATCATTCGCATCGTCTTCATTTTTGTAAATTCCAATGATTTTATAGGCGATGTAGTTACCCCATTCTTCTGGTTCAACAATTACTGCGTAAACTTTCATGGCACAAAGTTTATTCGTAAATAGTCGATATTTTTATATTGTGGATAACTTTAATAAAAATAATTATACAAAAAGTATTGCATAGATATAAAAAACTATATTATATTTGCGGCATGAACACAGTATTTGAACAAGGCCACAAGGCCGCAGCCGAATTTGATGCTGATTTGCATGACGGTATCAACCCATATCCGCAGGGAACTTATCAATTTACCGAATGGGAAAAGGGGTGGGCATGGTATTTTACCATACAAAGCCGGATTGATTACGCTGATGCACAGCAAGAGCAGCAGAAATTTGTTGAAAATAATTTTGCAAAGTAAAAAGTAATTCGTATATTTGCGTATCGGAACAACAGGACTTCAACCCCCTGCCGAAATTTAAGAGCATGACAAACGACTTTAACTTAACACCACCTACAAGTATGATGCGGCTAAGCTCTGGCCGGGTTGAACATCAGAACGTGGGTGGTGTTTTGTTTATGAATATAACAAAACCCAAACCTATCCCGGCCGATATCTGCAATCGGTGCCTGGAAGAACTGGAAAATCAAATCATCCAGTTGGAAGTCAAAAAGCAAAACTGCACAATCAAAGAGCATCTGCCTGTTTACAAGTATGAGATGCACAAATTAGGATTTCAGCAGCTTTACTACACAGAATGTAAGCGTTTATTTATGAAAGGGCAAATGCAATGAGTGGTGGTTGGATAAAAATACACCGCAAACTTTCCGAGCATTGGATATATCAAGATAGCAACTACCTGCATTGGTGGATTGACATCCTGCTTGCTGCAAACTTTGAGGATAAAAAGGTATTGATTAAGGGTGCTTTGTACGATTGTAAACGTGGTCAAAGCGTGTATTCACTTGATACATGGGCAAAACGCTGGAACACGGATAAAAGCAAGGTACGTAGATTTTTGAGTATGCTGGAAACTGACGGCATGATTACACTTGAAAACATATCTGTTTCGACACGGCTAACTGTTTGTAAATATGAATGTTACCAAGACGAGCGACACGCAGATGAAACGCAAGTGAAACGCAAACGAAACGCAGATGAAACGCAGATGACACCAACTAAAGAATTTAAGAATGATAAGAAAGAAAAGAAAGAAGAAAATATATATAGAGCTTTCTCTCATTTGAAAATTACAACTGCGGAGTTTGACAAGTTGATTGCCGATGGGTGGGAAAAAGAACAGATTGATGAAACGCTTGATGAAATCCAAAATTTCGCAAACAATAAAAAGTATGTTTACCTATATTTGACGGCTCGCAAATGGCTCGCAGATAAACCCAAAAAAGGACTTCTGCCTAAACATTTGAGGAACTTTGTATGCTGACCTATTCATTCCATAATATCGAAATACCTGCTGGCAAGACATCAGGCGAAGTTCAGACACTTTGTCCGCAGTGCAGCCACACCCGAAAAAAGAAAACTGACAAATGCCTATCAGTCAACTTAGATAAAAAGGCATGGTATTGCCAGCACTGCCAATGGAAAGGTGCAATCATTGACCGCCCGGAGGTGGTAAAATATGAAGTGCCGGAATGGAAAAACAACACCACGCTATCCGACAAGGTGCTGAAATGGTTTGAGGGCCGCAGGATTACAGCCGCCACACTCAACAAAATGCAAATCACCGAACAATCCGAATGGATGCCGCAGGTTAGCAAGGAAGTCAATTGCATCTGCTTCAATTACTTTGAGGGTGGGGTGTTGAAAAACACAAAATATCGGGATGGCTCAAAGAATTTCAAGATGCACAAAGGGGCGGAACTCATCCCATATAACATTGACTGCCTTGCAACCGCAAAAGAGGTTTGGATAGTTGAAGGAGAAATGGATGCACTATCACTGATTGAAGCAGGGATTGAAAATGTTATCAGCGTACCAAACGGGGCGCAGCCAAACCTAACTTTTTTTGACCGCTTTATGCCGATGTTTGACCACATTGAAAAGATACACATCGCAGTTGACAACGATGCGCCCGGCATTGAATTACGCAATGCCATTGCAGAGCGGTTTGGTAAAGACAAATGCGATTACATTGTATTTCCTGACTGCAAAGATGCAAACGAATATCTTTTGCTTAATGGTGCATTTGCCTTGCGTGATGCTGCCAATAACGCAACCGAGTTTCCGATGGTCGGAGTGTTCAGCATTACAGATTACCTGCCAGAAATTGAAAATCTCTACAATTACGGATTGCCAGAGGGATGCGGAACGGGTATGTCTGGATTTGACAGCCTGCTAAAATTCCATAAGGGATATTTGACCACTATCACGGGTGTTCCCGGTCACGGTAAATCGGACTTTTTAGACCATATCCTTATCAAGTTACTGCAAAAACACGGATGGAAAGGTGCGTTTTACAGCCCTGAAAACAGGCCAGTTGAACTGCACATCAGCAAGTTGATGCGGAAGATAACACAGCGACCATTTCAGGGCCACAATAGGATGAACCAAGAGGAAGTATATGAAGCCCTGATGCTGCTGGAAAACAATATCTACTTCGTAAAGCCGGAAAAGGATTTCACGCTGGACAGCATCTTGTCAAAGGTGGCCGAACTTAAAAACCGCAGGAACATTGATTGGTTTGTCATTGATGCATGGAACAAGTTGGAACACCAGTACAGCGAAAGCGAAACTAAATATATCGGTCAATCTCTGGACAAGATTGTCAATTTCTGCGAGAGGTACAATGTGCATTGCTTTTTGGTGGCACACCCACGCAAAATACAGAAAAAGGATGGCGGTATCTATGAAGTTCCCACACTTTATGACATCGCAGGTTCAGCAAACTTTTTCAATAAGACGGACAACGGAATTACGGTGTATCGGAATTTCCAAAACAACAGCGTCGAAGTCCACGTGCAAAAAGTAAAATTCAGCCATTGGGGTGCGGTTGGTTCACAGCTATTCCAATATGATGTGCCAACCGGATTATATAAAGAAATACATTAATATGAGAGCAAAAATAAAAATACCAAAGACAAACAGCCGCACCACATTCCGCATGAGCGAGGTATCGCAGCTAAAAGAAACCATTGAACACCAACGCATCAGGATTGCAGAGTTGGAACGGATGCTCCGGATGAACATGGAGCAACAAGATGCAGCAATCAAAGCCGCACACCTTGCGGTTAGGTCGGCATACGCTGACTATCTGCCGAGCCACACCACGCACTCCACCCGTAAACGTGAGGTATTAGAACCACGTCAAATATTCATGTGGTTAATCAGGAATAAGACCAGCATATCACTTGCAAAAATCGGGAGGTTATGCGGTGGCCGTGACCATAGCACCGTAATACAC